GATTATATTTCATACCGTTAATCTCACGGTCAATCATAATTTCTCTGTAAAGAGGTGGTAAGTCCTTTATCTCATCAATTACCTGCTCGTATACATCATCGATGTCCGAACCGCCATTGAGAAATTCCCAAAGCGGGTCTCCCTCAATATCATAGGAAGGATTCTTTTCCTCTGCTTTGGCAGAAGTAAATTCCATTTCCTCCGAGCTTTGACTTACGTATCTCTTTCTGCTTTTCAATAAAAGCAAAGATTCGTTCCTGGCTATGTTGTAGCACCAAGTAGAAAAGTTCCCACGATCGCTGTCGTATTGATCTATCTTTAAATAGACCTTGGACATTGCGTTTGAAAATGCATCTTCCGCTAACTCGAAATCTTTGAGTATTGTGTAACAGTGGTTCAACACACCGGGTCTTACCCTTTCGTAGAGAGGATTGAACTCCCTCTCATTTCTTGTCTTAATAAAGTTCTCCGCCAGAACTTGAATGTTTTTTTCCTTTGCCATTTGATTCCCTTAATTCCCTTTTGTTTTCCTAATTATTTCCAATCCTTACAATCTCTATTCCTGCCTTAAATAGAAACTCAAGTGATTCGATTTTTCGATACAAATCTCGGAAAACCATTCTCTTGATTCCGCTTTGTATGATCAACTTTGAGCATTCGAAGCAAGGCGAAACAGTTACATATAAAGTTGATCCGTCTGAACTTTGAGTGCTTTTAGCCAATTTTGTTATGGCATTTGCCTCGGCGTGGAGAACATACGAAAGAGTTACATTCGTGTCATCCTCACAGTCGTTGGAAAATCCAGTGGGAGAACCGTTATAGCCGTCAGATATAATAGATTTATCCTTGACTATAAGACTTCCTACCTTCATCCTATTACAGTGAGAATTCGTCGCCCACACATCGGCCATCCGCAGATAGACGTGATCCATTTTCCTATCCTTGAGGGAATAAAAAGTTTCGTCTATTTCTTTGAAAGAATCGTTGGATAAAAAAATCTTTTGTGATTTTGGACTTGCAATCCAAAAATCTGTTAGAACCCCGCTGGTATCGAAGAAACTTTCCGGGTCTAGACTAATCTGTTGATTTAGTGTCATAGGGTATGATTTTGCAAACTACGGAAACAAAAGTATCATTTTCTTTCGTTCAGAAAAAATCAAATTGTTAACATTTTTAAAAATTGTTGGAATTCGGTCTAAACGGGAAGTCAGAAGAAATCGTTAGAGGTGATTTCAAAGCAGTGTAAATGGAAGCAAGCAAAGTCTTGATTTCCGAAACATCTTTAGGGTTAAGCGAAGATTGTTGCGAACTCTGTCCCATCATTTGTTCTTTTTTCTGGTTGGCAGTAGTTACTTGGTTGCCCAATTCTTTCATCTGAGAAGAAAGCTGACTTTTTAGTTCATCAGTAGATTTTTTAGCGGGTTCTTCAGTTTTAGCCGGAGTAGGTGCGGGTTTTGCCTCAGGTGCCTTTTCTTTTAAGCCAGTAGTTTCTTTTACTAAAGCACCCTTTGAGCTTGCTAATGAGGATTCAAGTTGTGCTCTTTTTTCAGGTGGAAGTTTATTTAAAATTTGTTGTCTCATTGCTTCAATCGACGAAGCAGTGGATAAATTTGCTGAGGCTTTTTCTGCCAGCGAAGGTGAGGTTTTCTCTGCGGTTACGGGAGTTGTCGTTGGGGCCACTGGTGAAGTAGAAACATCAGTTTTTTCTGTTAGAGATGGCATTGAATTTTCAACGGAAGCATTATTCTTTTGCTCCTCGATTTTAGCTTTTATAGCAGGGACACTTTCCTCACTTTTTTCAATAGGCTTCGTTAGGTTTTTCACATCTTCCATTGTGAATGTTTCCCTGCCTCTTTCAGATACAAAATAATCAAATTCGTCCTTTAAATAGTCCGGGTCACTTACTAGTTCTTTACGGTCACTTTCGTCTAATCTACCTTGGGCATAATCTAGAAATTCTTTAACGAGTGTAGCATCTGTCGTAATCTTGGACAAAGCACTTTCGAGTGAAGATTTTTCGCTTTTTACTCCAAGCAAAGCATCCTCTGCATCTTCATAGGCATCGTTGTCCATGATGCTACTTTTTGCACTCAGCTGGACAAGCTCCGGTCCTTTTTCACCTACAATAGCTAATCCATCCTTTTCAACAGTACCTCCCTCAGCAAGACCGGGTATTTTAGAACTAGATGTTTTGACTAGGCTTTTTATTGTATTCCCACCAAGAAGAGATTTAAAATCCGGAGAATTACCAGCTTTAACCTGTGCTACCTGATTGGGCACGTTAGAAAGAAAATCAGAAACAGATCCTGTGAAGGATTGCGTAATCTTTTCTGATAGCGACGAGATTAACTTATTATTTTGTTCAGAAAAAGTCTTTGCAAAAGAATCAGTAAAGCTTTTGAATGTTTGCTCCATTCCCTCGCCTTTGCTCGAATCCTTAATACTACTGGCCAAGTCTTTAAGACCTTTAGATGTCTCCGAATTATTCTTATTCTGTTCTTTTAGCTCTTGGAAAAGAATATCCATATTACTGGAAAGACTTGATATCTCCTTTAAAAGTTTGCCAGTATCATTTGCCATTATTTGAGAGTGTGATTTTCGAATTATATATCACAAACCCGACGGATCACTTACTAAAGCTAAATACTTCAACTTGTCCGCTTTCAGCAAGTCTCTTCTTATTTTCTTTCTCGACAGAATCGTTTAATTTGTCGATCCAAATTTGGTACTCGTAAAAAGGAATCGACTCAATCCAGTCTGGGCTGATGTCGTGCTCTCTCCAAAGTCGAAACTTGATATCAAAATAATTCTCTAAAGATATCTGAAATAACGAAAAGAGATCTGAACCCTCCGGGAAAGTAAATTGGAGCGGTGACCTCCCCTTCACCGCACGTATCACATTTTACGCGTGACTTTAATTTAGTACCAACCTTTATCTTTTCTGCTAGTTCAAAGTAGGCAGAAAATTCTTCCTTTGTCCATTCCTGTGCGGAGCTAACCATCGCCTCTTTGATCTTGAAATCGTCAAGACCCCTCCAATCTTGAAAATAGAAGGGAGCAATTTTAATAAAACTTTGATCTAAATCCTCTCCCCTTCTGACTGAGTTGCGCACAAAGTCAGAAATAGCCTTCGTTACACCAATTGAGGGAACTGTCATTTTAATAGTTTTTCCGATCCTTCTAATCGGGAAAACAAATTTTCTTTCCTGAAAGGAATAAAATTTCATGAGGTTGTCATCCAAATCGTAATTGCTTAGGACTCCAGTTCTGAGTTCTATAGCTTCCATTCCTCGACAACCTTTAGTTAAACAATTATTAGATCCATCCAGGATTATTCGATTCTCGCCTTTGACGAAGGTTAAATCCCTAATTGCCATGATTACAAAGAATCTATCTTCTTGCTTTAGATCTTTGTACGATACGACGCTATCTGAATCACCAAATTTTATTGTGCAACAAGCATCAAGAACCAGATTGAGCTTTTGATCTATGTCTAGCATATCGTCCTCGTCAATCATCGAGAATTGTCTTATCTCCTTAACTTCGGCTGATCTGATCGCGATTCTAGAATTTTCAGGATAAAAAAGACCTTTCGAAGGAAGCATTCCCAGAGGAAGATTCTTCCACCCAAGATCCAGCGGAGCTTGCTCTCTAAATTCTGGTGTAGGTACTGGTTGAATTGATTTTTCCTCGATCCTAGGGTTCTCTGATTTTTGATCTTGAACCCTTTCCTCGTAAATGTTTAGGTTAGGATCCAACTCAGGCTGAACCGGTTCTAGATTCAAATCGTCCGGGTCATCGTATTTGATACCTCCCCTTATTTCTTTTTCCCTAAGGATTTCTTCCGGTGATAAATTAAAATCAGGCATATGCTATTTTTCTTTATATACCATAAGGCATATAAATTCAAAAAATTATAGAGAAAATTAATTTAAAGTTCCGATTATAGGAATAGATCTCTCCAGTAATCAGACTTCCAAGTTGTATCTATGGTGTAAAGAGCGTCTCCTGTGTCGTAGCTTAATTCCATAGCATTAAGAGGCTCGATCAGGAAACAGTTGTTAAGTGTTATTCTTCTAAACACGTCTCCTTGCTTATTAAATACCGAAACGACCATTGATCCCACATAGTCTCTTTTCAAACCCATAGCTCCAGTTAGTGGATTATAAATAAGATCGGACCATTGTCTTAGGACCTTGTATATTTCCATTGAGTTAGCTTCATTCAAGTTTACCTCGAAACTCATGGAGAACTGTACATCCGAAGTTGAAGGCTCACCCCCTGCATATCTTCTTTCAGCAAACTTGTAGTATTGCGTTACAGCATCAGAAGGCTGAATGTCTACCTGCAAAGCGCTGACATTCTTCACCTGCTGGGTCAAAATGCTTTCACCGTTAAAAGTCGTGTTAGCAAGTGTAACCGCTGCTGGTGGTGTAATTAAAACCTCAAACTGGTTTAAGAAAACCGGTTCGTAATTGTTTCTTGCTGCTTTTGAATTATTGAAATGAGGTAAACCTGCCATTTAGTTCTTTTTATTTTATAAGAATAAATCCTCCCAATAATCAACTGCCCAAGTCATGTTGATTTCATATAAGGTAGTACCGTTGGTATATTCAAGCTCCATCGGGTCAATAGCTTTCAATGGGAAACAGTCTCTAAGTGTTATTCTTCTATTT